ATCAAAATCTATTAGCCCTATGCTTGCTTATTACTCAGGAACTATGGTTAAGACAGGCACTCCAACTACAAGTAAAAACAATTTTTATCGTTCAATCCAACTAAACAAACGCCGACAGACTGGGCGTACATCTAGGCAGAATCATTTTGAGTGGGACTGGCGAGACGTAGCTAAAGTAAATGTTAACTACGGTAAGTTTATTAAAAAAGAAATGCTTCGTATTGGGGAGGACTCTGATGAGTTCCAGATGTCGTACTCATGCAAATGGTTGCTGGAGCGAGGAATGTTCGTTACATCAGCTATTATGGACGAGCTCGGAGACACGTCGCAAGAAACTGTCAAAGCTTGGCACAGAACGCCAGTCGTTGTTGGAATTGACCCTGCAAGAAAACTTGACTCAACAGTAGTTACAGTTGTCTGGGTAGACTGGGATAGACCAGATGAGTTTGGGTATTACGACCATCGAGTTTTAAATTGGTTAGAGATTCAAGGCGATGACTGGGAAGATCAATACTTCCAAATTGTCAGCTTCTTAAATAACTACGACGTGCTAGCTGTAGGTATTGACGCTAATGGTGTTGGAGACGCAGTAGCTCAAAGAATGAAACTGCTTTTACCAAGAGCTGAAGTTCACTCTATAGGTAGTAGCCAACCTGAGCAATCAAAGCGCTGGAAGCACTTAAAAGCCTTAATTGATCGACGTATGGTTGGCTGGCCAGCTCACGCAAAAACCAGGCGTCTTAGAACCTGGAAGCGCTTTTACCAACAAATGACGGATCTAGAAACAAAGTTCCAAGGTCCTAACTTTTTAGCGCATGCCCCAGAAGAAGCCCATGCCCACGACGATTATGCCGACTCTTTGGCTATTGCTTGCGCCCTAACCATGGACCTAACAATGCCGCAGGTAGAAGTGTCCTCCTCCCCGTTTTTTAGATAATTTACACTTTAGCCTGTTTATCTCCTTTAAAAGTAGGACACTTTTACCGAGGTCCTCAAACCAACATTTAGGAGTCATTAATGACAATTGCACCAGATCCAAAGTTCCCTGAAAAAGTAGGAGCTATTTACGACCGCAAGATGGCAGGCGCTGTCCCAGGACAACGCGGACCACTTCGTTTCGAAGAAGGCATTGCAACAGACACAGACGTACCAGCTCAGTTTACAAACGGAGCAATGCAGGGATACATGCCTGCACCAGGTCGCGCTAATCGCAATGCACCTGTTTGGCAAAAGACAGCTGAAGAGACAATGCGTGAACGCGCACACGTTGGTTCAGCTGCATGGGTAGAAGCACCACAGAACTTGACAGACTTTGCTGCTGGCGGTTTTGCTGATCATGGCGACAATCGTTTCGAAGAAGTTATTCGCAACGGCGCTCGTCAGAGTGCTATGAACCCTGCCGTAGTCCAGGACTAATTTAATAAAGTTTCTCGTCCCCCGTATTCAGGCGACAAGGCTGGCGGGGGCGAGAACTTCTTTATAAGGATTAAAAATGCTAATTAGAGGTCAAGAAGTAAAAGCGGGTCCAAAGCAGTTACCTGCAAACCCAAAAATGTACAACATGGTAAGAACTCAAGCTAAGGCTCGTTTCTCAAAACAATCCCCAGCATCGGCTCACTGGATTCATGCAAAGTACGTCCAAATGGGCGGAAAGTTTGTAGATTCCAAAAAAGATATTGACCCTCGATTTCGCGACTACGTAGAAGAAGAAAAAGAGAAAAAAGAAAAGGCAATGAAGAAAAAGGTTACCAAGCCGGTTGGCAAGGGAACCATTGCCGGTGAATCTTTCCGACGCCACTTTTAGCGGTTTGTCGACATTTGTGTTAGTCTATGCGTATTAACAGTAGAAGGGTGTTTTGGTGAGCGGTAGCGGTATTGATTTCTCCCCTCCCAGTTATAGGGCAGCCTCCTCAGATTTAACAATCTCCATCTCCCCGCTTGGTTTAGTAGAGCTTGCAGATGAAGAGTTTGAAGTACACGGCCCTAGACTAAATCGTTATTCCCTTAACTGGGCAATGTATCTTGGCCATCATTATTCTTATCGCCGTCAAACAGGCGAAACACAGATGGTAATGAATTACTATCGTGCATTTACAGACTTTGTACTTAACTTTACTTTTGGTAAAGGTGTTAACTTTAGATCTCCAAAAGAAACTGAAGCTATTGTCCCAGACCTACTAGAGCGTGTGTGGGAAGTAGATAACAATAAAGCCACAGTATTGTGGGAAATCGGACAACAAGGCGGTGTATCTGGTGATTGCTTTATTAAGGTCGCTTACGAAGAAGCGTGGACTGATCCCTCTGGCCTTATCCACCCTGGCCGTGTGCGTATTCTTCCTCTTAACTCATCTTTCGCTTTTCCAGAGTTTCATCCTCATGACCGCGAGCGCCTTATTCGTTTTAAGCTCAAGTATCGTTTCTGGGGCACTTCGCTTGAAGGAACGCGTCAAGTATTTACTTACACAGAAATCTTAACTGACGATGTCATTGAAGAGTACATCAATGACGAGCTTATTGACTCTCGTCCTAACCCGCTTGGCACTATTCCAATTGTTCATATTCCAAATGTTCGTATTAGTGGTAGCCCTTGGGGTCTTTCTGATTGCAATGACATTATCAATATTAACCGCACTTACAATGAAACTGCTACGGACGTTGCTGACATTGTTAATTACCACGCAGCTCCCGTCACAATCATCATCGGTGCTAAGGCTTCTCAGCTTGAGAAAGGCGCTAACAAAGTCTGGGGCGGACTACCAAAAGATGCAAAGGTAGAAAACCTAGAAGGCGGATCACAAGGTCTAAAGGGCGCTATGGAATTCTTGGCTTTAATCAAGAAGTCTATGCACGAAATGATCGGTGTTCCAGAGACAGCTCTTGGCCAAGCACAGCCTATTTCTAATACATCTGGCGTGGCGCTATCTATCCAGTTCCAGCCTTTGATGAACCGCTACCACCAAAAGATCATTCAATACGCTCACGGATTAGAGCGAGTAAATGAGCTAATTTTAAGAAGCCTTGCAATTAAAGAGCCAGAAACTTTTGTCTGGAAAGCTGAAATTAATACCCCTATTAAAAGCGGTCAGTTGGACAAGCTAGATCCACAAGACCCTATTACATACCAGTCTTATGTTCACTTCCCGCAGCCACTTCCATTAGATAAATTGATTGCTTTAAACGAAGTCCAGTCACTACTTTCATTAGGACTTGAGTCTAAGGAAGGTGCACTTCGTACATTGGGCGAAGAGTTCCCAGCTGAAAAACTACAAGAAATTCGTATGGAACTTCTAGAAGACGCTAAATCAGACGGCGCATTGAAGTTACTTCAGACACAGATTGAACAAGAGATTATGCAGCTCACTGGCGGAATGGCCGGTCAACCAGGCGCAGATATGTCTGCCGGTGGTGGAGCTATGACTGCTGGTGGAGGAGGCGCTTTACAAGCTGCCGGAGTACCACCACTTATGGACGGGGCAGATATACAAGCCCAGCAAGGTGAGGCTGCGCTACGCACCAACCTAGTAACTCAAGCTTACGGAACCGCTCTACCTCGTAGACGACCTCCGGAAGAACAATACGATAAATAAACCTACTTAGGCAGACAGTTTCGTATTGAATAGAGAAAATATATAGTAACAAACGTTAGGTCATATGTGCTACGCCCGTAAGGGCATTCGGAAAACGACCCCTAGGATACAGAAGGATGTAAGCATGGACAATGCAGAAACAATGGCAGTTGCTTTTGAAGCAGAGGCCGGAACAGCTCCAGTCGTAAATGTGTCGGGCGTTGACGCGCCGACTGTTACTACTACAGAAAAGGCAAGTAATCAAAAGTTTTATACTGATGATGATCTAGCTAAAGTACGTTCTCAAGAAAAAGAAAAGCTCTACCCTCAGATCGAAAGTTTGAAGGAAGAACTTCTCTCTATCAAGAAGGAAAAAGAAGAAGAAGCAGCTCGTAGAGCAGCAGAAGCGGAAGCAGATGCTGCACGAATTCGAGAAGAAGCATTAGCAGAACTTGATTCCAAGTCCTATGCAGATGCTCGACTTTCAGAGTTGCAGGAGCAGTTGGAGCGTGAGCGTGTTGAACGCGAACGAGCCTTCGCTCTACTGGAGCGGGAAAAGACTTTTGCAGACCTTCAGGCTTACCGACAAGAAGTTCTCAACCAAGAGCGCGATAACATTATTCCGGAACTAGTAGATCTCATTCAGGGTAACTCCCGTGAAGAGCTTCAGGCTAGTGTGGAAAATCTTAAGGAGCGCTCAGCAAGAATTCTTGAATCAGCGCAATCTGCAATGCAGAACGCTAGAAAAGAAATGAAGGGAACGAGTATCACTACTCCTCCCAATGGGCCACTGGAAACCAATTCGGAGCAACGTAACTTTACGCCGCAAGAAATTGCAGCAATGCCGATGAACGAATACTCAAAATACCGTAGTCGTCTCTTGAGCGAACGAGCTCAAGGAAAGACTCAAGGGCTTTTAGGCTAAACCAACAATCAAACTCAAACCCAACAAGGAGTCAATTTAAATGGCATCAGGTATTACAGGTACCGGCAATCTAGCCGCAGCACCTACAGCGTACTCAGGTACAAATACCCAGCTGACTCAAGCGATCCAGACAATTTGGTCAAAGGAAATTCTTTTCCAGGCCATGCCAATCTTGCGCTTTGAGCAGTTCGCGGTAAAGAAGACTGAACTAGGTGTTGCACCTGGTCTTCAGATCAACTTCATGCGTTACAACAACCTCGGCTTTGCAACTTCACTAGTTGAAGGTGTTCGCATGCAGACTAACGCACTAACAGCACAGCAATTCTCAATCACAGTATCTGAGCATGGATATGCTCTTGCTGTATCAGAGCTTTTGCTTAACGCTTCATTCGATGACGTAATGGCTTCAGCCTCACGTCTTCTAGGTCGTAACATGGCTATCTATCTAGATCAGCTTTCACGCGACACACTTTATGCAGCTACATCAACAATCTACGGTGAAGACCGCTCTAACCTCTCAGCAGTTAATAACTGGTATGCAGATGGTACAAAGGGTACATCACGTGCTTCTATGACAGGTGCATTTAACTTGACACCTAAGACAGTCAAGGATGCAGTAGAAACACTAGCAACCAAGAACATCCCTCGCCTAGGTGAGACATATGTTGCTTTCATTCACCCACACCAAAGCCGCAAGCTTCGTGACAATCCAGAATTCATTGAAGTCACAAAGTACGCAGCTCCAGGTAACTTCATGCTTGGTGAGATCGGCCGTCTATACGACACAGTATTCATTGAGACCACACAGGTTCTCAAGGTTGCTGGTGGTGCTGGTTCTGGTTACTCAGCTGATACTACAGTTGCTAACCCAGTTGTAACTCCTGGTGGAGGTTACACAACCCCAGCAACAAAGACCGGTAACGGTGCTTCAGATCGTTATGCAGCTATCTTCATTGGAGATAACGCATTCGGTCACGCAATCTCTCTTCCAGTTGAACTCCGCGATGGCGGTATTCTTGACTTCGGTCGTGAGCATGCACTTGCTTGGTACTCAATCTTCGGTCTTGGTCTAATCACAGATCAGTCTGTTGTTATTGCAGAAACCAACTAATACAACTAAATAGCTTAAATGTTAGGCGGGGGTGTAAAAGCCCCCGCCCAATCCTC